ATGATTGCCCAATCTACCGCATATTTCGAAGAAAATCGCATGATGATACCTGAATTGAAGTATGAGGGTGTAGCTGATACTGATGCGATCGAGGTGTGTGGCTCACCTGGGAAAAGGTGTTTCATCAATTTTCCTACGAAAGGAACAATGGTGGAATTGATGGGGATTTCCCCTGCGAGGCATTCGTCGGAAAACAATATGGAAGTCAGTGAGTATTCTAATCTCATCATGGAATATCTTGGTGTAAGGGATACTGTTGGGCCTACAAACCCCAAGATTCGGGAAAAACTCCACGATCTAATTCCTTTTTGCTGTGGAAATCCCGCCGGATTTGATGCTAGCATAATGAAACGGGCTGTTCATCTTGCGTGCATCAAATTCACTCGGCACATCGATACTATTGTGGCAAAAGCCGCTAGTCGCAAGATCCCCTTGGACAGGGGTTATACTGTTAATGAGGTCATCAATGGTATAGATGGAGGTGCTCGTTCTCGTATGAAAATGGACACGAGTGATGGATTTGGACGGAAAAAGAATTCATGGTTGTCTGTGAATGTTGATGGAACCTACTGTCTGGATGAGTCAAAGGTCGAGGAATATTTGAACTTCCAGAGGGACGTCTGTAATGGCGTACACCCGGGTTTGTTTGCCACTATGCAGAACAAAATAGAGGCTAAGGAGGTCAAGCTCACAGGAGACCCAGAACCAATCGGCAGATTGTTCGTTTCTGTGGACATGTGCAGTTACTTGCTCACGATGCAAATGATGGGTCCTCAAATGGATATTATGAAGGAGAATCCGACTTTGTTCCACACTGCTGTAGGGATGGACATTGCTTCCCCCCAATGGGGAGTGGACCATGAAATTCTTCTTCAGGAGAAATTTCGAAAAAACGTCATGGGAGTGGATTTCAAATCCTATGACGCTTGTCAGACTTCGGTCTTACGAGACGGTGAGGGCATGATTTGGATGAAACTTGCCACACTGCTCGGTTGGGAGCCAATCCTTCTGGATAAGCTCAAAAAAGTTCTAGCTCTTAACAATTCTAGCATGGTGAAAGTAGATGGTACCATCGTTGATTTGAAGAACTTGTTTCTTTCTGGTCTTGGGCCTACTGCGATTGGAAATGGGCTTCGTAGTGTCCTTTGTATTCTGTACACTATTGCGGCTTGCGAGAAAGAAAGTGGAGTTTTCCTCACAGATGATGAATTTGAGGATAATGTCTACATTGAGTCGTTGGGAGATGACAACCAGTCTGCATTGACTGATAAGATAATGCGAAAGTTGTCTTGGTCGCCCAGCAAAATGAAGGACATTCTCGACACCTGTGGAATGTTGGTTACGGCAGCTGACAAGAGCGCGAGTTTGAAGCAAGGACCGGTGGAAGAAGCTGGTTTTCTTCGATCGCATCTGACATACAATTCTGACCTTGACATTAACATCAACACTAGGAAACCAGAATCGATGTTCAAGAGCGCCATATACAGGCTTCCTCCTACAAATGGATCTGTCGCACACACGACAGAAATGCTAGAGAATATGTTGATGAGTGCTGGTGCCACTGGTAGGGAAGGATATGAGTACTATAGGTATGGTAAGCCTATTACTCACGCAGGTGTTACTTACACTTGCAAGGGCGTTGAGGAGCTATGTAAAGCTGCGAATTTGCCCATGACTACTCGGTTGAGTGCATCGTATGATGACTGGGTGGCAGAAAGAAAGGAGGCCTTTAGAAAGATGTTCAATGGTGAAGAATATCCTAGGGCCAAGCTCAGGTCCAAGTTGGTTAACCCGATGGGTCGTTATATTGCGGAGTATAATGAAAAGCCGATTTATGTACCTACACGAGCAAAATTCCGGAGAGATCTTTGTATCAGTGAACAGGCTGTATGCAAGAGTCTAGACACCCCTAACATAGTAACGAATGAAATGGGTCCGGAATCTGTTGACGTGGTGGATGTGGTAGAGACCACTCTGTTTCCTACTCAGCCGCGTAACAATATTGCGACTATGCTCAGTCGGAAAGTCAACATCGCCACAATTCAATTGCCATCAAGTGAAATTTTTACTTTGTATCCGTACACTCTGTTCTTGGAAAATGTTGACATGTCGCCGTATGTCACCCACCAGATCTTCATGGCATCAGGGATATCCTTGGAATTTTCATATACCAGGGCGGCACCGCACTATGGCACTCAGGTGTGTTGTTGGATACCGCGATCACAGAGCAGATTGTTTGATACACTCTCTTACGACTTGCGCATGCATAGTGCCATGAACTATCCGCATGTTGTTTTGCAGTTCAGTGAGGAATCCACGAGTGCAGTGCTTGAGATCCCGTTCATGCACGACCATCCTATGATACGGATTACGACACAAGCACTAAATGATCTTGGATGTCTGAAAGTTTTGCCATTAAATCCATTGATGCATTCCCACGGCATGAGTGTGCCTGTGGTTTTGACCATAAAGGCTACTCTCAATAATCTGAAGTTGGGAGAAATGAGCACTGCAGCAGTAGCCCTAGGTGATGATATATCAATGCCCGAAAGTAGTGAAAAGCTTAGTGGCAAATTGCAGAATTTTTCGGAAATAATTTCCGAAGTTGGTAAGATTTTGCCCGGTCCTGCCGGTTCAGCAATGCAGGCAGCAGGTGCTGGAGGGTCTGCAATAGCCGGTGTGGCTGCCAAGTTTGGTTACTCCAAACCGCCTATCACCCAAGCTTCCCCGGTGCAATTGTCTCTCCTTCCCAATATGGCTAATTCAAATGGAGGTTTACCTACAGAGGTTCTTGGCTTGGATGTGACGCAGAATACAATGGGTAATCCAGGTAATTGCGGAGACACATTCAATGGAGATTTTGAGGACTTGAAGAGGAGATTCGGTTTTTTCCATGGTATGCAGATTGGTCCTGGAGTACCACCGAATTCCGAGGTTTTTCGCGTGAATGTGACCCCAGCAATATGTGCTGACAGTAGAGGCCTTGGCGGCACAGCAATGAACACCGAAGCAAATCTAATACCCCTTGGGTGTGCCATGCCGTTATTATACACTGGTTGCTGGCATGGCGGAATGGAATTCAAGTTTGAATGTGTGGCACCTATGGGAGCCAGTACGAAACTTGCGGTGGCCGTCATGCCTGATGGGGATACAAGGTATTCCCCTCAAGTCCATGATGTTTTGATTGTGAATATTGGTGAAGGTGTTTCTGAATTCCATGTTTATGCGAATTACGCCAAAGAGACTACACTGCTGCATGGCTTTCTGGGCCCTGGTAGGACAGAGTACCCACATTGGAGTGCTCCATATGAAAAGGATTTTCATAATGGAGTCTTGCGTATGTTCACACTTACGTCCCTTGTTTCTAGCGGAATGGGTGAACCAGTTTTGTACGTCAATGTTTATGCCAGGGCGATGAAGGATATGCAATACTTCTTCCCTACAAAACGCGTTGCATCCTATTTCACTGCTATGCCTCGAGCTATAGTCAGTCCTCCAGCTCCAGGGTATGGTGGTGCTGGTGAAACTTTGGGTACAGGATATCAGTTCACTAACGAGTGTATTAGTACGCGTGTCGTGAGTAGTGGAATTTACTGTGGCCCAGAGTTGCCACCAATGCTGGCTCCACCAATGATTGTGTATGGTCCAGAGACACCAGAATATGGCGCTGTCGTTACTAGCGCACCTACGGCCCCCATGGCGACAACAAGTGTACCAACAATGCAGTTCAATCAAACGGCATCGCCAGTTAATCAAACTTTTGCGCCCACCATCATGCCGGCGCTCAATACCAGTGCTCCAACTTCTTCTCCGGTGGGTACCAGTGCTCCCACGGTCAATTGTACCACAACTTCTAAGACCAGCAGGTTGGCATCTGGTCATATGCAGTTGGATGGAACTCAGAGGCATATAAATGGAAGTAGAATGACAGTTTTGAATTTTGCTACCACGACAAACAGGCCTCAGGATCCTTCTTTTGATGCGACATATTTGCCACCCAATTTGCCGCATAATATAGAAATGACTACGTATGTGGAGGGAGGTATCGTAGATTTTACATTTGCAGTGTCAAATGGGGCCACTATCACCATAACAAGCACACTTACCAATTTGGCATTTTCATATATTGGCAATACTGTGCGAGTACTTGGTACTTCAGGATTCAGTGGTTTCATAAATGTGTACTTTACAATGACGTCTACTACTAGTCAGGGTCTGACATCGATAACACACGCGATGCCTGGTTCTGCAGTCTATTCCACTTACTACGCGGATTCAATACTGGGTGGCACAATGTCCAGTCGCACTTTGCCCATGACAAGCGCGGCCACTCTGTATACTGTGCCAACTCGCTCATTTGCAGGACCAGGAGAGTATTTTACTCTTGAGCCCACTCTATTTCCTCCGGAATGTGGAGGAGGCTATGGTACTACATATGCGTATGTTACATGGCATGGTAACAGAGAAATAGGTACAGACCTAAATGCCATGGGTAGACTTCTGGAGCAGCCTAACGGCGTTCCTCAGTGGAGCAATACTGGGTTTGTAACTGAGCAAATTCGAGTGGGCGAACAAAATGTGTATATGCGTGGAGTCGATTTGCACATTTATAAGGTAACCGTTATTACCTTTCCTTCAATGGCACGAGCCTTAGGAGAAGATAGCGAAATGGAGATGCCCTCTCTCACCTATGGTAAAGCAGGGAACAACGATAATCTAGCAGCAATAGTTGCTGGAGAAAATGTGCTATCCATGCGCACGTTGATGAAAAGACCGCAGTATTTGGGTTCGATCGTGTTGGACACGGTTGCTAACCCAGCAATATGTACTGCTTCTGCATCCGTTGATTACTATAACCCCCCCGGTGAATACTTGATGTATCCGACAGATTACATAGCAAGATGTGTGTTGGGCACCAGGGGGGGCATGGACATAACCATGTTGGCGCAAGTTGCTGACGGCCTAGATGCCACAATTTTTGTGGCTATGGCCGAATCTTCAGAACTTGTACAGAACATGGCGGAAGGGGCTGCGATTCTAGATACTAGAGTTAATCCGACTTTGTGCGTTAAGGCGCCATACCGGGAGAAGACTTTGTATTCTTTTACAGACCCTGACAGAAATGATGTCATACGTTCATCACGAACTATGACATTTTGTGCTTGCACAACACAACCCACCAGGGTGATTATTCACCGTTGGGGGTTCTTATCAGAGGATTTCGAATATTTGAATTTCCTCGGCGGAGCAATCCTGCGTAAAGCGGGATAGGACGGCAACATCCTACGCTTCCCTTTGTATATACTAATCTCATTTTATATATTTTTCAAAAGGGGCTCCGTGCTCCTTGGAGTTTTTAGCTTAAATCGTTGCAGATTTAGTGAG